ATCAAAATAATACAAATAAATATATTTCGTTAAATAATTTACCATTTTGTCGTCTTTTTAATTGTAATCTTTGGGCCGCCTCCACGTTTCTTAACAGAATCCGGATCATATTTTTCTTCTTCATCATCAGATGGTATTCCCTTAGATAATTCCCAGAACTCTTTTGATCCGAGACGGAAATCTCCATGACCGTCTGCCTTATACCAAAAAACTTGATCTTGCAATTTATTTGATTTTGAGTTGTTATTAATTACTAAACATTCGAAATTCTCTGTACATCCATCCATAACCTGACAAAATGCGTCAAATGTTGGAAACATACCAGCGTAATTATCATAAATTCGCTTTCTATTAGCAATATAATTCTCTCTAAGAATAAAAACAAAATCGATATTCGTGCGAAGATTCGGTGGAATACCTAAAGGATATTGCATTGTGATGACTAACATTATCTTCCAATGTCTCCCGTTCATGAAAAGTAAACGCATCATTTTGTCACGAGCCCACGTGTTGTCATAAAGACAATCATCTAGAATAACGAACGCACGTGGGTCAATGGTCGAGCGTTTATATTGTTCCATTTCTTTTTTAATTTGCTTTAAAACGGTGCGTTGACGTTTCAATATGTTTTCAATAATAGCCGTATTATATTCATTATGAATGAATAATTTCGGTACCATTTTACCGTAAAATCCGTTACCTTCTTCGGTACCTGATATTACAGTGCCAATAGGTATATCTTGATGATAATAAAGCAAATCTCTCACCAAAAATGATTTGCCAGTATCACGTTTACCGATAAGAACAATAACAGGTCCTTTATTTTCATTTGGTTTAAAGGTGATACTTTTCATATCGAATTTTTTAAGTTCTAAAGTCATTGTTATTAGTTTTAGAAATATTTTTTTATTAGATTTTACGCATAAATGATAAAGATTTACAAAAAATATAAAATAAAAATTAAGTTAAAAAACTATTAAATTAATATTAGAAACAACTAATACAATGAATATAAATTATCAGAAAAGAAAAAACCACGAACTTTTCAAAACTTTAGAAGATCCCAAAACTTTATTTCTCTCTAAAACACAAAATTATATTCCAATATACAACCGTTTTTTTTCTTTAAATGAAACAAATTACAACAATATAAATCTTAATCATAAATGGTATATATCAAGTGCTAAGGAATTTTCTGAAGATTGTGAAAATATTATTACTTGTAATATTAAAAATATTCATACAGAAAAAACAAAAGAAAAGATCGTGTTTTTAAAAATGGCTCCCCTTATTGACCCCTATAAATATCTTGTTGGAAAATTAAATGTTGATAATAAAGAATTATTAGTGCTACCAACAATAACTTCAACAACCGAAACATGTAATCCAAAATTATTAGATGTAAATAATGCTGCTTATGTGGATGGTTTTTTTCTATATCTCTCAAGCATGTTATTAAATAATTATAACTTTTGTCATGGTTTGGATTATTATGGATCATTTTTATCAATAAAAAACAATTTTAAACTAAATATTAGTGACGATATTTCATATTTACATGAATCCGAATTTTTTAACAAACATAAAAAAGAAATTTTTAATGTAGATGATTATTGTAGAATATATAGTGAAACAGAAAAGGAAATGAAACCACTTCTGCAAATAGATCACACAACAAATGAAAATATGGATGATTTTATTCTTCCCATAGAATCGGAAACCGAAATGTTTAACGAAGTTTTTCAGGATAATAATTTCTCTAATTGCCCTGAAGAATGTAAATTGATAGATTTAAATGAATTAAAAGAAATGTCAATGAATATAAGCGATATAACTAATTCACAAAAACAAATGACTACATTAAAATCAAATTCAACATGTTCCTCAAGAACCTCACATACAAGCAATACAGAGAATGAAGACAATTATTCACAATATAATAGAGATGATTCAAATAATGAAATAATACATACACAAAATTTTTCAGAAGAAAATGATTTGGAACTAGAAAACGAAAGTGAAATAGATGTTGATGAAGACCAAGATGAAGATGAAGATGAAGAAATCGATTTAACGACCTCAACTGAAAGTGATGAAGAATCCTGTTTCCCCGCAATATATGCAACAATACCACAAATTCCGGTTCATGTTATATGTATGGAAAATTGTGAAGATACATTTGACAATTTAATTGCGTCAACAGAATTATCTCAAGAAGAATGGTTATCTGCTCTTATGCAAATCATAATGATTTTAATTACATACCAAAAGGTTTTTGCATTTACACATAATGATTTACATACAAATAATGTAATGTATAACTACACTGATAAAAAATACATCCGTTATTGTTATAAAAAAACATATTATAATGTTCCCACATTTGGTAGAATTTTTAAAATAATTGATTTTGGTAGATCAATATACAAATATGATAACAAAATATTTTGTAGCGATAGTTTTCAAAATGGAGGAGATGCAGCCACACAATACAACACAGAGCCTTATTTTAATGAAGAAAAACCAAGATTAGAACCCAATTTCAGTTTTGATTTATGTAGATTAGCATGTTCTATATTTGATTACTTGATTGATGATATAAGTGAATTAAAAGACCTTGAAACATTTGAATCATATAAAAGAATTATTTGTGAATGGTGTTTAGACGATAAAGGATTAAATATGTTATACAAGAATAATGGGGTAGAGAGATATCCTGAATTTAAATTATATAAAATGATAGCAAGATGTGTCCATAATCATACTCCTCAAGCTCAGTTAGAAAGACCAGAGTTTCAAAAATATATACATTTAAAATGCAATAAATCGTTTGAATTGGTCGATATAGATAGTATGCGGTCTTTAGTATAATAAATTCTCTCAATATGATTCCATTTTAACTTGAAAATAAATTTTTTTAGTTAAAAAATAAAAATTAACATTTTAAATATATATATGGATACAAACTATGGATTCATAATATCACGCCATGTAAACTCAGAAAAAACAAATAAATATTGGAATAATAATGTTAAATTATTAAGAACATTTTATCCAAACAAACTAATTGTTATCATTGATGATAACAGTAAGCAAGAATACGTAAAGGCAGATTTTCATTATAAAAATATAAAAGTAATACAATCTGAGTTTCCAGGAAGAGGAGAACTATTACCATATTATTATTTTTATAAAAACAAATTTTTTGATAATGCTATAATTATTCACGATAGTACTTTTATTCACAAAAAAATCAATTTTGAAAAAATATTGGGGCACAAAGTTCTACCATTATGGCATTTTGATTCAGACACTGAAAATTTACAAAATACACAGCGCATCGCTAGTTCACTTTCAAATAATATAGCAATACAACAGCGACTCTCACTAAATGAAAATATATTGGGACTTATACATCTAAAATGGGTTGGAATTTTTGGAGTTCAGAGTTTTATAAACCATACTTTTTTATGTCAAGTACAAAATAAATACAATATATTCAATATGATTTCTGTTATAAAAAATAGGAAAGATAGATGTTGTCTAGAGAGAATAATGGGCGCAATTTTTTCTACCGAAGTACCAAGATTAAATATTCAAAAATCATTATTCGGAAGGATATTCGATTATCAAACATGGGGATATAGTTACGAACAATATACAAACGATATTAAAAATGGTAGATTACCAAAACTAGTTGTGAAAATATGGAGTGGGCGTTAAAAAATCTGACGCATTAAAAGATATATTGCGTTCAATCAAATATATTATTAATTTTTTATATTTATTATTACATTCCTGATTCATAATGTGTAATTGTTTAATTTCACCATACAATTCATCTAATTCATGGTTTGTTAAAAAAGAGTTTGATTTTACAAAATATATAGATACAATAGAGAGAAAAGATATAAAATTATATAACCGTAATCCCATTTAATTTATTAAATATAGTTTTATGTTTAATTATATTTAATATTCAATATTTACACCCTTGAAGATTTAAAATGGGACAAATCCCACTAAAAATCAAAAAGGTTTGCCCTTCGCAGAGCGTATAATTTTTCTTTTATTTTAAGTCATTTTACGCAAAATATAATTAATCTTTATTTTTGAATTTAAAAAAAATTGAAATGAAAATATTATGATTAAAAATAAGTAAATACTAAAATGGAAATGTCACCAGAGTTGAAAGAATTATTAGGAACTGATAATATTTATTATAGAAATATTGGAGAAAAAACTAAAATTATGGATGATGAAACCAGATTAAATAAAATAAGGGAAATAATTATTTACAATGTGAAGCGTTCTGAAATGTCACCAGAGTTGAAAGAATTATTTGGAACTGATAATATTTATTATAGAAATATTGGAGAAGAAACTAAAATTATGAATGATGAAACCAGATTAAATAAAATAAGGGAAATAATTAGGTCAAATTATTAATTCAAAACAATATTTATGTGTTCTAATTTCAACCCCATTTTCAATCATTCTATATTCATATAATAAAAAAAGAACATTTATTTGTCCCATTTTCAATCATTCAAGGGTGTAATATTTATTTTACCAACTGAAAAAAAGGCACTACCAAAATTAAAACTCAGGATTATCTACAAAAACAGGAGTAGATCCACCACTCATTTTTTCAACGCTCGAGTTTAATTGTTCAAAAATGAAATAACCAGAAACAACACTAACATATACTAAAAGAGCATCTCGAATAAGTAACTTCAATGGTTTATTTTCTTTTTCAATAAATCTCATTTCAATAAATTTCATAATTAAAAAAACAATAGATACTATTGCTGCTATGACAAAAATGTTCATTTATTTTAGTATTTTACACTTTTATTTATATTTTTACGCAAAAGTATTCAAAAATTATTCTTCTAAAACTTCAATATCATCAAGTAATAAGTCGGGTAATAAATTTAATTGTGGTTCATCTATTACATGTAAATCTAACTGACCTAATTCAGCTGGTTCACTTGAAATGATAAGCTTGTCATTTTCAGAATCTTCATCTTGTTCTTCTAATTTTCTTTGTGCGTTTCGCATCGCGCTAATTTCTTCTAGACGTTCAATAGTTTTTGGCGCACTAATTGTATTATCATTGTTCAACCCATCACGAACAATATCTACATCATTAAACGTTAATTTTGTACCTGCGTTTTGCGGTATTTCAGTATTAGTATTATTTGTAACATTTTGATTCAAATTATTTGCGTTTTGATTCCCAGTTGTATTTGTATCAACTGGCTCTCTAACTTTAATAGGTTCATCGATTATTTGCTCCTTAACTTCTTCCACCACATCTTCTTCGATAGTTTCATCCATATATGCCTTTAAAATAGCCTCGACCGGTATACTTTCTCTCAAAGTATTCAAAATACATTCTTGTACAATGATTTCTAGTTCTCTATTATGTTTTTGGATTTGTAGTGGTGGAATACCAATTTCAAACAAATAAACATTTTTGTAAACCTTTCTTGCTACATTAATATATATTTTATGAATAAAATCATCTAGTTTTGGAATATTAATATCGATTTTCTTTTGTTTATTACCAACACGCATCGCAGTTAAAATTTTAAGCTGTATAATGTGGACACATGTTACCAAATCTTCTAAATAAGCACAACCGCTTTTTTCACAAATGCGTTTTTTTTCTTGCTCTATAATTTGAGGATTCCATTTTGGAATTCGAGAGATAAAATTTTGAAAAGTCATTAAATATTTTTCATTTTCACCATTATCTTTGCATAATTTTATAGCCTCATCTAAAATTGATTTATATCCATCAATAATTAAAGGTGTTAATATAGTTAATAATCTAGCACCCCATTCATTTTTTGACTCGTGTAATGAACTAACATTAAAATCATCCATTTACATAAAACTAATATTTTCTAAATGTGAATTTAAACTTACAAACATAAAATGAAGAATGAATAAGATGAGAATTTTTTCATTTCTAAATTCCTTTTTGATTTTATTGAACTGAACTAATAGTTCATATTTTTTTTCTTCACTAAATTTATTTGCCATATTTTTTGAATTTTGCAAAAAATGAATAATGTCTAATCCGGAATAAGCCTTTTCATACATTTTATTTGATAATTCAACCAAATCAACAATTTTAGGTTTTTTATTTTCCAATTTCATTAATTCTTTTTTAAGCCATTCATCACGTTTTAGATTTATATCATTCATATTAAATAGGGAATCAATATTATATTTATACAAATTGATTTGTTTACCATTTAAAATAGGTTCAGGAACATATATTTCACAAAAACGAGATAAAATCGGTTTGAGTAAATTATATTTATTCTCAACTACCAAAAAAAATCTAGTATTATGACTGAAAACTTCAATACATCTTCTAAGAGCAGATTGTGCGTCCATTGTTAATTTATCAGCATTTAATAATACAATACTTTTAAAAATATTACCTCCATTTGAATTTATATGAGTTTTTGCGAAAAACTTCAATTCATCTCGTATAAATTTTATACCTTTACCATGTGCGCAATTAACATAAATAACAAATGATTTTATTTTATCCTTATTTTTTTCGTATATATCGTCTATAAATGTTTTTACAATTGTTCGTTTACCAG